TCAATGTTTGGAGACAGTGCAGAAATCTGGCAGAGGTACGATACTCTTTTCGTGGACTCTATTACTGTCGCAGGACGTTTGTGCTTTCAGTGGTGCTTGCAGCAGCCTGAGTCGCGCTCCGAACGGTCAGGGAAGCTGGACACACGCGCAGCTTACGGAATGCATGGACGTGAGATGATGTCATGGCTCACACACTTGCAGCATATCCGCGAAAAGAATGTAATTTTTGTTGGCATCCTTGACGAAATCACAGATGATTATGGGCGCAAGCAATATGCGCTGCAAATCGAAGGCAGCAAAACTGGTCGTGAATTGCCCGGGATTGTTGACGAAGTAATTACAATGGCAATCCTGTCAGGGGATCACGGTCAGTATCGTGCATTTGTCTGTCAGCCATTGAATGAATGGGGATACCCTGCAAAAGATCGCAGTGGTCGCCTCGAAACTTTGGAAGAGCCGCATCTTGGCAAACTTATGGAAAAGATGTCTAGTGGTTCTCCAGAAGACCCAAAGGATCTGACGTTCGTTGATCCTGCAACTCAAAACTCTAGCGAAGAGGTAGCATAATGCTAAATTTAAATAACGTACCCGCCGACGATAATTCACAAAACCGTGAGTTTACGTTAATCCCGAATGGCACAGTGTGCCGCGCCGTGATTGTTGTAAAGCAAGGCGACACAGAAGTTCCAGAGTTTGGCTCTGGTCCGTGGTTCAAGAAGTCCATGTCATCTGCGGCAAAATGGATGGAGCTTGAGTTCACTATCATTGGTGGTGAATATGATCGCCGTAAGTTCTGGGATCGCATCTTTGTCGATGGTGATAAGAGGGGTCAGAGCGGCATCCCACAGGCCAAAGAGATTGGTTTGCGCACATTGAAATCAATTGTCGAAAGTGCGCGTAACATTGATCCTGCGGACATGTCGCCACAGGCACAGCAAAACAGAAATATTTCTGGTGTTTTTGACTTAAATGCTATGGAAATCTGTGCTAAGATTGGTATTAAGAAAGGAACAAACGGCTACAGCGATAGCAATCGCTTGCTTGCCGCCTTGACACCTAATTCGCGGGAATTTATCCCAAGTGGTCAGGCTCCAGTAATGCAGACCCCAGCGGCTGCACAGTCGATGCAACAAGTGGCACCCACAGCGCCACCACAAGCGTCAGGAGCAATCCCATCTTGGGCTAACAGATAATCTAGCGGCAAGGCCATTCCGCGCCTGCTAGACCTCTGACCGGGGGGCAGAGGGCCGCATACCCCCCACCAATTCTAGCGAACAGGTGTTTTATGTTACTACGACCCTACCAAGAGGTAGCCGTGAACGATGCTATCAAGGCACTCGACAAACACGGTAACACTCTCGTCGTTGCGCCCACAGGTGCAGGCAAAACCATCATGCTTTCCGCGCTCGTAGGCAAGCGCCACAAAGAAGGCAAAAAGATTCTTATCGTCCAACACCGCGACGAACTTGTTGAGCAAAACCAATCCAAGTTCAAAAAGGTGAACCCCTACATTACCACAAGCATCGTCAATGGAACGGTCAAGCATTGGGACGGGGATGCAGTGTTCTCAATGGTTCAGACCATTTCACGCGAGAGTAACCTTAGAAACCGCCCCAAGTTCGACATGGTGGTCATTGATGAAGGCCACCATGCTGCGGCTCCCACATATCGCCGTGTGGTTGATGCCGTGCTTGAAGACAATGACAAAGCAGAAATCGTGGGATTCACTGCTACGCCCAACCGTGGTGATGGCAAAGGATTGCGCGATGTGTTCAACAACTGCGCACATCAGATTGAAATCGGTTCTCTGATTCAAGAAGGCTTTCTGGTGCGCCCCAAAACATTTGTCGTTGATCTAGGCGTAAATGATCAACTGAATAAAGTCACAAAGCGCGGAAAAGAATATGACATGGAAGAGGTCGCTGCGATTATGGACCGCCAAGTCATTAACGATAGAATTGTTCGGGAATGGAAAGAAAAAGCAGGTGATCGCAAGACTGTTGTGTTTTGCTCCACAGTCAAGCATGCCGAAAATCTTTGCTTGGCGTTTCTGCTTGCAGACATTAAGGCAGATTACGTCACAGGCGAAACGCCAAAAGAAGAAAGATCGCAAATGCTCCATGACCTTGAGCATGGTGATTTGCAGGTTGTGGTCAACGTAGCGGTGCTTACAGAGGGGTTTGACGCTCCACCCGTGTCATGTGTCGTCCTGACTCGTCCCTGCTCTCAGAAAGGCACTATGGTCCAGATGATTGGTCGTGGGCTGCGCATCGTTGATCCAGAGTTATATCCAAACACAATCAAGACTGATTGCATCGTCATGGACTTTGGAACGTCTGTAATTACGCATGGCAGCATTGATGATGTCGCCAACTTGGATGGCAGGGAAAAAACAGAAGAGGGCGAAGCGCCAACAAAAATCTGCCCAGAGTGTGAGGCTGAAGTTCATGCGCGAGTATCAGAATGCCCTATCTGCGGTCATGAGTTTGTATCAGAAGAAAAAGCCGCACTCGAAAAATTCGTTATGACCGAATACGATTTAATGCAGCTATCTCCATTCATGTGGATCAGCCCATTCCAAGAAGGCAACGCATTGATGGCTATGGGCTTCCAAGGATTTGCATTTGTAGGCCACCTTCAAGAAAACATGTGGATTGCAATGGTAAAGCAAAACAAGGGTCGCGTTCGCACAGTAGCGATTGGTGAGAAAGTTCACGCCATGTCAGCAGCAGACGATTTCTTGCGCGAAATTGAGGACAGTGATGCAGCTAATAAAAGCAAGCGTTGGCTTAATAACAGAGCCACTGATAAGCAAAGAAGCCTTCTATTGGACCAAGGCATTCAAATCAGCCCAATGGACTTCTCATGGACGAAATACAAAGCAGGATGCGCTTTGAATTTCTTTTGGAACAAGGACGCTTTGGAAAGAGCTTTCTATGCAGCAGAGGATAAAATCTTTGCACATTAAATTAATCACAGTGCGAGAGGGCAAGACTGGCCCAGTTGTTTACATGTGGGTAGACGGAGAAGAGGTCGGTCATGTAGAGTTAAGCACAAGGGCAGCGACTAATCTTATTAGTGACTTAGCCAAATGCATTGTGGAGAAACCTGATGCCAAGATTTGAAATGTACCTCATGCTTGCAGAGAAGAATAATGGTTCTGTCGAAACGTCTGAAATCAAGATGATTTGTTGGGTTAACGATTCAAATGATTTTTCCCAAATACAAGACAGAGCAAATGAAGTTATTCAAGACCATCTGGAAGAAGCCGACAAGGAAGTAATATTTGGGGCAGCCTCTGTCATGGTAAGAGGGCATGAGGTTCTAAACATTGGATTTAGAAACAAAGATGCGGACCCGGACGAAGTAGATGAAGTCATAGAATTGTTCGGATTACAGGAGGAGACGGCGCATTGACAGTACCATCAGCACCAAAGCCAATCGAAGAATTGGCGCACATACTTGGCAAGTTTGGGTGGGACACCCGCTTTTCTGACCTAACAGAAGATCAAGTTCACACCTTAATATTTGGCATTCAAGAAGCACAAAATCTAGCAGCGGAGATTGAAATTGGAAAACTCGAAGAAACCTACTTTAAGTCAACAGGCACTTGGCCCCCTACTTCAATCCCCTTCTAGTGCGGATCCAATCGTAGATCACATCAAAGCAGCCGTTGATAATGCAATTGTCACAGGCGAGCAGAAACGTGAACGCCGTAAATATATTGGCGCATCAAGTATCGGTGATGAGTGTCAGCGCAAAATACAGTATCGCTACCTTAACTACCCGATAGATCCCGATAAGGAGTTCAGCGCAAGAACGCTGCGCATTTTTCAGTTCGGTCATAGCATTGAAGATTATGCCGCCAAGTGGATTAAAGACGCAGGGTTTGATCTACGCACAGAAGATAAACAAGGCGAACAATTTGGCTTTGCAATAGCTGATGGTGAAATACGTGGACACATAGACGGCGTTGTTTGTGATGGACCCGTGGCTATGGGCTATCCCGCGCTCTGGGAAAACAAATCTGCTAACGATAAAAAGTTTCAAGCATTTGTTCGCATGGGCGTAGCTAAAGCAAATCCAACTTACGCAACGCAAATCGCGCTGTATCAGACATATATGGACTTAACAGAGAACCCTGCGCTCTTCACAGTCGTCAATAAAAACACGTCTGAAATCTATTATGAGCTAGTGCCCTACAATGCACCACTTGCGCAGGAGGCTAGTGATAGGGCAGTAAATATCTTGACCGCTGCAAAAGCAGGTGACATTCTACCTCGCATCGCTCAGACGAAAGATTTTTTCCTCTGTAAGTTT